CGACAACAGCCCATACGAGCCGTGTGCCGGATACTGGTAATCGCAAATCGTAGAAATCTACACGGTATAGTTTAGCCGTGTCCCACGTTGCTTCTTTTGGTCTAGCTATTTTCATCACTGCCCATGTTGAAATGATAGTGTAGCTTGTCTGCCATTTCTTGCAACTTCTGCAAGTCATACACAGTTACTGCCTTGATGCCGCCCATGTCAACATCTAGCGCAGTGTTCAACATCTCTTGTAATAGTTTCTGTGTGTCCAAGACAGTAGCACGTTGGTCATGGGTCAGATGATTCATTCTACGCCATCTATCTGCACGTTCTTTAGCCCGTTGGTTTTCCCAATAGGCTATACGTTCGTCCATTGTCATGTTTTCAAGCTTCTTAGCCATCGTTCGTTCCCTTCTTCTGTGGATACATCCATTCAGCATTGTAATAGATAACTTCCCAATTAATACCAATACAGGCATCATGGTTGTGTTTTAGGTTGTGTAACACTTCCAGTGCCTGTTCTCTGGTGAGCCAGTCACACTCCTGCATCACATCTTCAACAGACCACACAATTGCAATCTCATCATCTTTTAGTTCTAGTTTTTCCATCGTTCGTTCCCTTCATTGATTAACGATACATAACCAATATCGGTTATCAAACAGGCTGTCAACAAAAAAAGAAACGGGGCTGGAAAATTAATTCCAACCCCGCTCCCCAACCAACGAACGAAACAACCTCACGACACCTCGTAAGGTATTCCTAGTCTTAACACCACCTGTTTGTGTTCGTCAAGCCATTTTTTGCAATCATATCGACTTTTTCCAATAAAAATTGCAACGTGCCGTAAATAGTCCACGCAATCTTTTGATTTCACCAGTTCACGATCTGTCTCACCTATACGGACAGATGATACAGGAACACACAAAGCCCACTGATAATCTGGGCGTTCGACAATTTCTATTTCAAGTTTTTCAGTCTTCAACGATTTCATTCGATTCCTCTTTCAAAGCATCTAGGTATATGTCGATAGCTTCCCTGATCAAGTCTGCTACTGCTACCTGTTCCAAACTTTTCTTGTGCATCTCTTTAGCAAAAACCGACAATTCATCAAACTGTTTTTGTTTCATCAACAAAACGTATGTCTTTGTCGGCTCATCTATCTTTGGTGGTCGAGCCATCCCGCATTTCCTTTTCAGATAGTTTATCCAATTTACTTTTCTTTTTATTAGGTATAACCTGTTTATTATATTGTTTGTCCCTTAGGGATTTAGCTATCGGGTTTATTTTATTAATAATTTTCATAGTAAGTTATCCCCATAGGGTAGGTTAAATAAATAGGTAGCATGATGTGTCAAGCACTGTCAATCAAAAAAATGCAGTTGACAAGGTTTGTTGTATCGATTATTCCTTGTGACATGAAATCACCAAATTGGCTAAAAGGTTATGTTGAATCGCTGGACATCCAGCCATTGGGACGCTATCGTGCGGACTGCCCTGTGTGTGGCAAGTCCAACACATTTACCGTAACCGATGATGGATTGCAACGTCTGTGGTTCTGCTTTCATGCAGACTGCAACGTGTCTGGTCGAACTGGCATAGTCCTTTCAAAAGACTTTGCAAAGATTGCAATCAAAAAACCGACAGGCAGGGCTGACAAAGTTTTGCCTGTCAAATTCTCTGTGCCGGATACTTTCGTCAGTCTTTCCAGAAACTTAGACGCCGAACTTTATGTAAGATCTGTACATGCGTACGATGCATATTTGTCTGGTGCGGCTGACATTCGGTACGATTTTAAGCGCAACCGTGTTGCCTACATAGTCAAGACTGACAATAAAATTGTAGATGCGGCTGGGCGTTCCTTAGACGGACGTAACCCGAAGTGGTACAGGTATAATAATTCATCTGTTCCCTTTGCTTGCGGCGACAAGGCAACGGCATTGCTTGTTGAAGATTGTGCAAGTGCCTGTGCAGTTAGTAATCTAGTAACGGGCGTGGCTCTGTTGGGAACCAACCTGCTAGACGAACACATTGAATTTTTATCCAAGTACAAGCGGGTTTTTGTTGCGCTTGACAAAGATGCAACCGACAAGGCTCTTGACATGGTAAAGATTCTATGTAGAAAAGTACCTACAAAACTTATGGTCTTAGACCGCGATTTGAAAAACCTAAACAACGAGGAACGAAATGAGTTCATACGATCCTATATCGATAGATAAGCAGATACTTGGTTTTTGTTTGAACGCTAACTTTTTTGGTAGCGTCAAGAACATCATCGACAGAACGATGTTTGAAAAAGAGATGCGTGACATATTTGACACGTTAACCTATTCACATACCAAGTATGGAAAAGACTTAACTATCAATGAGTTAGCTAGTCTGTTCAATGACCGCAACCCTGCTATGCCCGATGCGGCTCGTAAGAAAGTACAAGAAACTATTGCAACCCTAGATGTCGGCAACGCTGACAATGCTGATTTGCACCTAGACTTGGTACACAATTTCTGGTTGCGTGATCGTGCGCGGCAGATAGGCGAGAAGGCTATCGAAATCTTTACAGGCGATAGTGAGGAATTTGGTGAGTTACGCCGCCTCATTGAAACTGTAGAGGATGGACGCATCAGCGACAAAACTACCTATACTAAAGTCGATGATGACTTGGATACCCTGCTAAACGATGAGGCTGGTGATCCCGACTTCCCTTTCACTTACGATCTGATCAGTGAGAACGTTGGCGGATTGGATCGTGGCAACTTGGGTATATTGTTTGCCCGTCCAGAAGTTGGCAAGACAACGTTCTGTTGCTTCCTTGCCGCATCGTACATCAAGCAGGGGTTCAAGGTTGTGTATTGGGCGAACGAGGAGCCAGCCCCTAAGATTAAGTTGCGTATCATCCAGTCGTACTTTGGTTTGACACGGGAAGAGATGGTCAGGGATAGGGTCAGCCTGTCGGTTAAGTATGCTGATGAGATTGCCCCGTTGCTTACCATCATGGATTCAGTTGGCACGTCGGTTGAGGAAGTCGATGAGTATGCCAAGCTAAACAAGCCTGACGTTATGTTCTGTGACCAGCTAGATAAGTTTCGTATTGCTGGCGAGTTCAATCGTGGAGATGAACGCCTCAAGGAAACCTATGTGTTCGCACGAGAAATAGCTAAAAGAAACAAGACCTTAGTGTGGGCTGTTAGTCAGGCAAACTATGAGGCACACGACAGGCAGTGGATCGACTATTCAATGTTGGACAACTCACGCACAGGTAAGGCGGGTGAAGCTGACATAATTATTGGTATTGGCAAGACAGGGTCTAGTGAGGTAGAAAATACTGTACGTCACATTTGCATATCCAAGAATAAGCTGAATGGTTGGCACGGTATGATCAACGGTCAAATCGACATCGAACGAGGGGTTTATTACTGATGAACGTTATGACATTTGACGTGGAAACAACCCACATACACAAGGATAGCGGCGGCACTACTGCCCTGCCATACTTTGGAAACCGACTCGTATCCATCGGGTACAAACGTCTGTCTTCACCCTACATACACTACCACTGCTATTACCACGCAGACAGGCAAGCCCACGACTTTGCCCCAGAATTATTCCAAGAGGCACTTGACGAAGCTGATGTAGTTGTGGGACAAAACATCAAGTTTGACTTATCGTGGATACGGGAGTGCGGGTTTGTTTATGACGGTCATATCTTTGATACGATGGTGGCGGAATATGTCCTATCGAAAGCCCAGCGTTGGCCTCTTGGACTTGCTTCTCTTGCAGAAAAGTATGACGTTACCCGCAAGGAGAAAGACCTTGTGGAGCCGTATCTTAAAAGCGGTAAGACCTTCTATGATATACCGTGGGAGATAGTAGAAGAGTACGGTAAAGCTGACGTACTTGCTACAGAAGAAATTGCAGTTAAACAGCTAGAAGCCTTTGGCACTACCTTTGAGGAATTATATAATGCAACGGACTTTACTACCGACATTGAGATTGTCGCTTGAGATGACAGACGTTCTGGCTCGTATGGAGCGGAATGGCCTGAAGATTAACTTAGATACCCTAGAAGATATCCGACAGGAATACCAGCAGGAGATGGATGAACTTGAGGTTCGCCTAGAACGCCTCGCACGGGACGCTATGGGGGATACCCCTGTCAACCTGTCCAGCCCCGATGACAGGAGCGTGTTGCTCTATTCGCGGCGTGTTAAAGATAAGAAGACGTGGTCACGCATCTTCAACTTGGGACACGAGATGCGCGGCAACACAATGAAGCCCAAGATGCGTACACGGATGAAGCGTGGCGAGTTCAAGTCTGCCGTGAAGAACATGACTGAAGTTGTGTACAAGACACGGGGACAACAGTGTGATGAGTGTAGGGGAGAGGGTCGGTTTCATCCACGCAAGAAGGATGGCACGATAGGAAAGGCTGTGCGTGTCTGTCGGCGGTGTGACGGGGCTGGTGTTCTTTATATACCTACACGGGAAGTAGCTGGATTCAAGCTGATACCTCGTGATCCGATGGACACGGCGGCGGCAGGTTTCAAAACCGACAAGGTTACCTTAGAAAACCGACAAACCGACTTGATGGGTGATGCCCACGAATTCGTTGTAGCCTATGTGCGCTACAGTGCTTTGCGTACCTATCTGTCAACTTTTGTAGAAGGAATGAAAAATAATGTTGACGCGAATAATTTCATCCATCCTGAATTCATGCAATGTATTACGGCAACGGGTCGTCTTTCGTCTAGGAATCCTAACTTTCAGAATATGCCGCGTGGAAGTACCTTCGCTATACGGAAGGTTGTCGAGAGCCGCTTCACGGGTGGCTTTATACTTGAGGGGGATTACTCGCAACTAGAATTCAGGGTAGCGGGTTTCTTGTCTAAGGATGCACAAGCCTACATTGATGTGAAGGATGGTACTGATGTTCACAGCTATACTGCAAGCGTTATCGGATGCACACGTCAAGAAGCAAAGGCACACACGTTCAAGCCTTTGTATGGCGGTGTCAGTGGTACAGAAAATCAGCAACGCTACTATCGTGCGTTCAAGGAAAAGTATGAGGGCGTTACTGAGTGGCACAAGGAACTGCAGAAAGAAGCTGTAAGAACAAAAGTTATAACATTGCCAAGCGGTAGACAGTACGCTTTCCCGTCAGCCCGTTGGACTGAGTGGGGTACAGCCACAAACCGTACGGCTATCTGTAACTATCCAGTACAGGGGTTTGCAACAGCCGACTTGTTGCCAGCCGCTCTGGTTCGCCTAGATAAAATGATGCGTGTAAGAAATCTGAATTCTGTAATTTGCAATACTGTACACGATTCGATTGTATTGGATGTACATCCAGATGAAAAAGAGACTTGCATCGGGCTGTTAGCCTATGCTATGAAGAGTTTACCTGAAGAAACAGTCAATCGGTACGGTGTCGAGTACGATATGCCTGTCGGAATAGAATTAAAAATAGGCAAAAATTGGCTTGACTCTGAAGAAGTAGAACTGTAATATCTATCTACAACCCTAAAATAAGGAGCATGAAAAATCATGGATACAGGGACAGACGTAATGAACATTGACGATATGGACGCAATTGTTTCAGCATTTAATAGTGACGATGCTGAAGCCCTAATGGAAGCAAGCGGTCAAGGCGGTAATACCAACCGTCAGGTCGGTTTGCCTCGCCTCAACATCAACTACGATGCAGAGACTGAAGATGGTAAGACCCTGCCTCGTGGTGCGTGGAAGATGTACCTAGATGGTCGGTTTATCTACGCAGAGAAAGTAAGCATGAGATTTATACTGCGTACTTTTGAATATAGCCTGTGGGATCAGGAGAGTGGTGCCTTTTCATCTAAGTCGGTACAAAAACCGACGCTGTCTGGTATGTTCCCATCAACCGATGGTATCAATAAAGCTGGAAGATTGACTCGTGAGGAAGAGGAGAAACTATCGAAAGATGACCCCGCCTACTTGCGATCACGTGCCGTTGTTTGTAATCAGGTTATTTATGGTAAGATATCTGGTGACTTCAAGACAGCAGATGGAACCGACGTGAAGGTTGAAGACCAGCCAGTGGTTGCGTACTTCAAGCGTTCCGGTTACAAACCTATCGGCGATTTTATTGGCGGCTTGTCTAAGCAAAAGAAGCTTATGCAGAAGTGTGAGATCTCCCTTACTACACATCGCCATAAAAATGGTAGCGTAACTTTCTGGACTCCTGTGCCAGCATTGGAGAAGGAAGTCTATATCACAGATCAGGATAAGGAACTCATGGGCATGTTTGCAGAGACTGTAAAGGGTCACAATGAGAACGTTATGAATCAGCATCGTGAGGCTGTAAAGCTTCTTGCTGACGATGACGACATTGATCTGGCGGCGGACTTCGAAGATGCTAACGCTGCTTAAAATACAAGACTACATGACTAAGGCTCTCAGGGGGGAAACTACTGTCTCCCCTGAGACTCTTGCTGCCTTTCAAAAAGAATGCAGCGACTCTGTAGTTAAACAACTTACAACTGAACGCGGCGGTTACCGTATTCGTATGTCGGGCTTGGGTCGTCCTCTTTGCCAACAGGTTTTGGATAAGCAGGGCATCAAGGAAGAGATGGAATATAATACCCTGTTCAGGTTTATGTTCGGTGATCTAACGGAATCTATCATCATGCTAATTATGAAAGAGGCGGGGGTAGACATCGTTGACTATCAACGTGCTGTTGAATTGAAGATTGGTGATGAGGTTGTAAAGGGAACTCTTGACGTTATCATCCGTGATGAAACTGGTGTCGAGAAAGTTTGGGATGTTAAGTCAGCCAGTGATTGGGCATTCAACTATAAGTTTACAGGACTAGGTGGATATGAAAAGCTAAAGGAAGACGATCCCTTTGGCTATCTCATGCAGGGGTTCTTGTATGCTGAAGCAACCGACATGCCGTTTGGCGGGTGGATTGTCGTTAACAAATCCAACGGTCAGGTAGCTATCGTTGAGGTTCCTGACTGGTCACAAGATGACAAAGAAGCATACCTGAAGGATGCGGCAGAGCGTATCAAGTTTCTTAACAACCCCGACGTAAAGCCATTCAAGCCGTACAAGGCTGTGCCTGAAACGTACAAGAAGGATGGCGAGGTTGTAGAGACTGGAAACAAACTACTACCGAAGGAATGCAACTTGTGTGGTTACAGACATCACTGCTGGCCTAATGCAGTCTTGCACGACCGTGTTACGTCACGGGCTAAGAATCCACCGCAAGTTTGGTACGCCACTTTAAAGAAGAAGGAAGTATGATGCCGTACCTGTTTGTAAAAAACTACGAGGTAGATTTGATGAGCATGAATAAAAGCTTACATCATATCTACATTGAGTCGGTTTCCAAGTCAGGGGGAGAACGTCGGGTAGCCCAGATGCGTTTGCATGAAAACGGGCTACCCCTCACCCTTGTAAACAACTACAGCAAGGAAGGTTCGCTTCACGCAGATACGGAAGTTAGGGATATAAAGACTGTAGAAGAAGAATTACAGCGTATAAGTAGAAAATCTTTTAACGGGGCTTATGTATGTGTGCCGATGCACCCTTTAACAACAGAACTTACCAACATCGAAAGACTATCCCCAAAACTGGCAGGGTACTTGATAAAAAGATTTCAATCGATAGGGCTAGAGTTTTGAAAAAAGCAGGGTACAGATCACAATTTGAACTTAATTTAGCTAGAATACTTACAGATAATAAAGTTCCATTCGAATACGAAAAATCTAAATTCCAATATATTCCTGAACCTCGTAATTACACACCCGATTTTTATCTACCTGAAAGCGACATATACGTCGAGGCAAAGGGACACCTGACTAAAGACGACAGGGTTAAGATGTTGCTTGTAAAGAGGCAACACCCAGAGTTGGATATTCGTTTTGTGTTTCTTCGGGCGTCAAATAAGATTTACAAAGGCAGTAAGACGACGTATGCTGCATGGTGTGAACGATATGATTTTATATGGGCTGAAGGCTCAATCCCAACAGATTGGTATAAAAAATGACAGACGATGAAGAGATGCACAAGAATGCGGAAGTGATGTCCCTTTTGCCGGACAGATACTACATCATTCTCAGATCGACAGGTGACAATGAATTCACCTTGTCTGCCTATGACACAACCGACAATACCTACGAGGAAGACGAAGACTTTACGTCTGCAATGGTTGTACAAGAAGGTGTGTTGGACTTGATCCGCTTTCATACTGACGATGTATACGACAGAGGCGTGGCGTCTATTCAATTCAAGTTGGTTGGTCAAGAGATGCTAGAGGATGCAGAGATCGATGATCCCAAGCTAACCAAGCAAGTTGAAGGTAACGTAATTAAAGTAGACTTTGGGAAGATGCAATGAACTTAAATGAATATCAAAAACAAGCAATGCGTACAGCTATCTTTTTTGAAAGAGACGGTTATATCTATACAGCGTTAGGTTTGGCTGGTGAGGCTGGCGAAATAGCCAACAAGGTCAAGAAGTTTGTACGCGACGGATATACCCCTGAAGAATTGCCGTACAAGATAAACGATCTTCGTGCCGAACTAGGAGATGTCTTGTGGTACGTTGCGGCTATGGCACAGGTTCTTGAAACCGACCTGCAGACTATTGCAGAAGCTAACCTAAAGAAGTTGCAAAGCCGCAAGAAACGTGGTAAGTTATCTGGTGATGGAGATAACCGATGAAACACGAAGCTTACATGAAGCGTTTGGAACAACTAGAGAATGCTGGTAAAGAAGCATACGGGGGAGTAGACCTTGTCAATAATCCGCCACACTACAATCAAGCAGGTATCGAATGCGTTGACGCAATCGCGGCGGCGACAGACGATGGGTTTCAATACTACCTGCAAGGAAACATCATCAAATACCTCTGGCGATACCGATACAAAAACGGAATCCAAGACCTTGAAAAAGCCCAGTGGTATCTCAACAAACTGATCGAAACATTAGAAGAGGAATAAGACATGAGCAACATGTTACCAACACCATATCAACAATTCATTCACAAGTCACGTTACGCACGTTGGCTAGATAATGAACAACGCCGTGAGAATTGGGATGAGACAGTTGACCGATACGTCGGTTTCATGGAAAACCAAATTCAAGGTAAGTGCAACGTCAAGCTAGACAAGAAGGTAACCGACGAGTTACGTGAAGGTATCTTGAGTCTTGATGTCATGCCATCCATGAGAGCAATGATGACAGCAGGGTCTGCATTGGCTCGTGATAATATCTGTGGATATAACTGTAGCTACATTCCTGTTGATAGCCCCCGTGCGTTTGACGAATGTATGTATATTTTGATGTGTGGTACGGGTGTCGGTTTCAGCGTTGAACGGGAAAACGTGGACAAGCTTCCCGTTGTGTCAGACAACTTTGGTGATTCAGATATTGTAATTACAGTAGGCGATAGCAAACCGGGATGGGCAAAAGCTTTGCGCGAACTGATTGCGTTGCTCTATGCTGGACAAGTCCCGTCTTGGGATATGTCTCAGGTTCGCCCAGCAGGTGAACGCCTCAAGATTATGGGTGGACGTGCATCCGGCCCCCAGCCTCTTGCAGATCTCTTCAACTTTGTTGTTGAGACATTCAAGAAAGCTAAAGGGCGTCGGTTGTTTCCTATCGAATGCCACGACTTGATGTGTAAGATTGGCGAGATTGTGGTTGTCGGTGGCGTACGACGCTCTGCCCTGATTAGTTTATCTAACTTAAACGATGACCAGATGGCACACGCTAAGTCAGGTATGTGGTGGGAAGGTGAGCCGCAACGTGCGCTTGCAAACAATTCTGTAGCCTACAAGCAGAAGCCTGAGATGGGTACGTTTATGCGTGAGTGGCTTGCCCTGTACGACAGTAAGTCAGGTGAACGTGGTATGTTCAACCGTGAGGCGGCAGACAAGCAAGTCGGTCGCAACGGACGCCGTGAGCAAGGCCACATGTGGGGTACAAATCCCTGCTCTGAGATTATCTTGCGTGGCTACCAGTTCTGTAACTTGTCAGAGGTGGTGGTTCGTGAAACCGACTCGCTATATGATTTGAAGCGCAAGGTTCGCCTCGCAACCATCTTGGGTACTTTGCAATCTACCTTGACTGACTTCAAATACCTGAGGAAGATATGGAAGGACAACACAGAGGAAGAGCGTTTATTGGGCGTATCCTTGACTGGTATCATGGATCATCACGTGCTTTCAAAGAACGTAGACAGCAAGCGTTGGCTAGAAGAAATGCGGCAAGTAGCCGTAGATACAAACAAGAAGTTTGCGAACATGCTTGGAATACCTCAGAGTGCAGCAATCACCTGTGTAAAGCCATCGGGTACTGTATCTCAACTCGTGGACGCAGCTAGTGGTATTCACGCACGGCACAACGATTACTTCATTCGTACGGTTCGTGGCGACAACAAAGACCCGTTGACACAGTTCCTCATCGAAAGCGGCGTACACAACGAGCGTGACATGATGAAGCCGGACTCTACAACAGTCTTTAGCTTCCCAATGAAATCACCTGACGGTGCCGTAACTCGTACGCAGACTACTGCTATTGAACAGCTAGAACTGTGGAAGACATACGCGATTCACTGGTGTGAGCACAAACCGTCTATCACCGTGTCGGTTAAGGAACACGAGTGGATGGAAGTCGGTGCGTGGGTGTATGAGAACTTTGACGTGGCATCAGGTGTATCGTTCTTGCCGCACAGCGATCATACCTATCAGCAAGCCCCGTACCAAGACATTGAACCAGATGAATACTTGGAATGGAAGAAGCTGTACGAAGGTGTGGTTATCGACTGGAACAAGCTTTCTGAGTTTGAGAAGGAAGACAATACCAGCGGTTCTCGTGAACTTGCCTGTACTGCAGGTGTGTGTGAAGTAGTGGACTTGAACGCGGC